ACGCTTGATGGCGTCATCGACATTTTAAACCCCGGAAGCCCTGAATTACTGACGGAACCGATTGAAGGTGCCGCTGCAATCAAGGCTGCCACACTGCCTGTCACGCTGGAATATGCGACGGCAAACCCACTCGCTTGACCAAATCGATAAAGGACAAAACAAATGGCCCGCGCTTATGGCTGGAACGCAAGGCTTTTGCTTGGCTTTGAAAAAACATATGGCAACCCCGCCGCGAAAGGTTCCTTTCACCTGGTTCCCTTTATTTCAAGCTCGCTGGATTCCGAACAGGGCTTGATCGAATCCGGCGTTCTCGGCCTGGGACGCGATCCCACGGCCCCGTTCCGGGATGTGAGGCGTCAACCTGCCCAGTCTGAGTCTGGAGCTTGGCCTGCCCGACGTGCCGGACTATTCGCTTTTTAGCGGTGTTCGCGCCAATAGTATGGCGTTCAATTTTCGGCGCTCCGGCGAGGCCCAAGTCACCATCGGCTTGATGGGACAGGGGGAAACGGCGACCAAAAACACATGCGACGACAAGCCTCGGAAAGCGAGCTATGGCCGATTTTCGCAGTTCCAAGGCTCCATCAAGCGCGCCGGTTCCCCGCTTGCCAATGTCACGGAGGCGTCGATCGCCTATGCCAACAACCTGGAAAGGATCGAGACCATCCGCGACGACGGTAAGGTCGAGGGCATCGATCCGGGCATGAGTGCGCTGACGGGTTCGATCTCCGCGCGCTACGGCGACAACGCCCTGATGGATTTGGCCAGAGCCGGAACGCCGATCGATATCGAACTGGCCTACGTCATCGACGCCGATCGCAAGCTGCAAATCACCGCGCGCGAGGTGTATCTGCCCAAGCCCAAGCGTAGCGTGAGCGGCCCCGGCGGAATCGAGGCTTCTTACGATTTCCAAGGCGCGAAAGACGCCGCCTCGGGCAAGATGCTGACCGTTACCCTAACCAACGATGTCGAGAATTATCTGTAATGCTTAAATTATCCCTGCCCAAACAACCCTATTGGATCGATGTCGGGCTTGACGTTCGCGTGAAAGTCCGCCCCTGCGCGAGCGCGGTGTTTTATCAGGCGCGCGCCTTCATGAACAAGGTTTTAAGCGACATTGGGGAGGAATACCGCAAGCGCAAGGAAAGCGGCGCGGATATCGAAGGCTTTCCCGATGTTGAAAATCCCGAAACCCGCGAAGCCTTGGCCGAGCAATATCTCACTATTGGACTGGCCCGCGCCGGGATTGTCGAATGGGAGGGTGTTTTGGAAGCCGACTCCGACAAGCCCGCCCCGGCGACCGAACAAAAAATCGATGAACTCTTCCGTGCCTATTGGATGATCGCCGAGAGCTTCCGGCAGCAATACACCGGCATGCGGGAGTTGTTGGAAGCGGAAAAAAACGCGCGCGGGCTCGTGTCCGATGGCACTTCGGAGACGGGCCGAGATATTGCGGCGAGTGCGCCGAGCAAGGCCGCGCCTGCGCCCGGGGGCAAAAAGGCGAAACGGGCGAACGATGCCCCTACTTCGAGCACAGCCTGAAAACCCTGGAAGGCTGGCAGGCTTGGGACGTGGCCTGCAAATTGATCGCGCAAACACAAGACCGCTTTCCGTTGGAAACCGCCATGCGTTTAAGCGCCTCGCTTGGCTACGACCCGCAAGCGATGGCCGAGCTTTTGCCGGAGGTGGCGATGGGCGTGGCGTTGGCGATGCGAGAGGCGGGGAACGCCGAACACACTTCTGTGGAAAACATGACGGGGAAAACAACAATGATGGGCGACAATCATGACGGCGACTAAACAACTATCGATCCGCTTGTCGGCGACCGGCGGGGAGCGGTTGCGCCGCGAGTTCGGCGAACTGGGCGGGGAAGGCCGGCGGGCTTTTCGGAAAATTTCCGACGCCGCCAAGCCGGCAAGCGCCGGGATCAAGGCCGTCGACGCCTCGGCGCGGGCCTTGAACGGCGTGTTGCGCCAAGCCGCCGGATTGATGGGCGCGTACGCGGGGATTCGCGGTATTCTGGCCTCCGTTCGCTCTATCGGTGAAACGGGCATGCTCTTTCAGGGCCTGGGAACGGCGTTAGAGTCCATCACCGGGTCAAGCGCCGCGGCGCGCGGAGAGATGGCGTTTCTGGAACGGCAAACGGATCGTCTGGGCCTTAATCTGCGCGAAGCCGCACGGGGCTATATGCAAATTACCGCCGCCGCCCAGGGAACGACACTGGCGGGCAAGGGCACAAGGGAAATCTTCACGGCCATTACCGAGGCCGCGACCGTCCTTCGCATGTCCGCCGACCAAACAAGAGGTGCGTTGAGGGTTGTCGGGCAAATCATGTCCAAAGGCAAGGTGCAGGCCGAAGAACTGCGTGGGCAATTGGGGGAGCGCCTTTACGGCGCCTTTCAGCTTGCCGCGCGCGGGATGGGTGTTCAAACGGCTGAACTTGATAAAATGCTTGTACATGGCAAGTTGGCTTCCGAAGACTTCCTGCCAAAATTCGCCGCCGAAATCCGCAAGACCTTTGCCGAGGGGGTTCCCGAAGCCTCGCGCTCCGCGCAGGCTGAGATGAACCGTTTTCACAATTCCCTTTTAAAGTTTGAAAACACAATCGCCGGGTCCGGCTTTCTGGAGGGGATGACCCGGAGTTTTCGCACACTTGCGCAAACTCTTTCCGATCCCGCCGCGATGAAGGGCGCGCGTGCGTTGGGTGATAGCCTAAGCGCCGTCATTGGTACCGCCGCCGACGGTCTTGGCCTTTTGATACGCAACGCCGGAGCGGCCGTCCAAGGATTAGCGGCATTGCTTATCGCCAGAACGGTCGGGGGCGCGATCACGGCCATGAACGCGGCGATGTTGGGTAACGCCGGAGCGATTGTCGGCTTTCGGATGATGGCGCAAGTCTCGGTGGCGGCGGCGGCAAAAATGGTGATTGCCGAGGGCGCGGCCAAATTGGCCACCTTGGCGATGGTTGGGCTTCGCAATGTCATGCTGTTGGTGGGCGGTCCCGCCGGGGTCGCCGTCATGGCGGGTCTGGCGCTCTATAAATTGGCGCAAGGTCACGACGCGGCCGGAAAAGCCGCCGGGGATCACGCGGCGGAAATGGAGGAACTGCGCCGGACCGTTCAAAAAACGGCGGACGATGTCGATAAGCTGAACAGGGCCTCGCGCAATGAAGCCTTGGCGCGGTGGACGGAAAAGCTCGGTATCGCCCAAGAGAATATCCGCGAGGTCACCGAAGAACTGAAATACGGCGCCATTGGCGGGTTCTGGGATCAGTTCTCGCGCTTTGGCAGTGATTTGCAGGCCGACTTGCATCAGGTTCGCGTCGCCTTTCAAACAGGCCGGATTACCGTTGAAGAATATCAGGATGCTTTATGGGCTTTGGCGGTCAAATACCCCGACTTCACCGAAAACGCCAAGGACATCCAGGAACAGGTTCTAGCTTTGCAAGCTGCGGAACTGGCCGCGAAACGCGCGGGCGCGCAACTGGATCGCCTGCGTTCCGGTGTTACACAAACGGCGGCGGCGCGGGCCAACCCGCAAACGCCGCCACGGCTAACGGCGCCGCAACAGTTGGGCGATAAGGAGGAGGAGAAAATCCGTTCCTACATTCGGGAACTGCAAGCCGAGGAAGCGGCTCTAAAGCGCGTCGTCGCGGCCCGGTCCGGCGAGGCCGGCGCCGTTCGGAAGGCTCTTGTTCTCAATAAGCAAGAGCGGGCGCTGCGCCGCTTGGGGATCGGCGCGACCGACAATCAAAGCGCGGCGGTCTCCGAATACGCGCGGCGCATCCGCGACCTGATCGCCGGCAATTCCGAACTGGAGCAGGCCGATAAGCGCGCGCGGGAAGCGGCGGAGCGCCATAAGGACACGGTCGATAAGGTCGCCCGGGCCTTCAATGGCCTGAAATCGGAGACCGAACAAGCCACCATCAAAGCCACCCAATGGCGACGGAAAGCCTTGGCCGGGTTGGACGAAACCCGCGCCGGCTACGACGAGTTCCGCGGCCAAGTCGAAGATGTTTATCGAAACATGCTGCGCGAGGCGCGCGATAAGGATTTGCAAAATTCAAAACACTGGGAAGATGGCCTCAAACGCGGCTTTCACGACGTTTTAAACGAGGCCGGGGACATGGCCTCGCAAACCGAGCGGCTGGTCAAAAATGCTTTCAAAGGCATGGAGGACGGGCTGGTCGATTTTGTCGCGACGGGCAAGCTGGATTTCAAATCCTTGGCCGATTCCATTATTGCCGAT